TTGCGCGCGTGCCTGATCGCATTCCGCGCGTTCCAAATTCGGTCTTTGCTTTGGGGGCGATGTATGGCTGAGCGGGAACTGACATCAGGAAAGGGCAACGCAATGAGCCGTAACGTTGATTTCTCCAGCATTCCTACCCGACAAGACGCCATTCACATCCGGCTAGAGCAGTGGGGAAGATGGGTAAGGGTTCATCCCGCAGCATGGGCACTGCAACCAATTTGGAGAAACGCAAAGACTCCAAGGCAATGGGATGTGAACCCTCATATAAATCAACCATTGAACACGCTGGAATGCCATGAGACAGAACGAGCGGTTTCGTTGCTACCTGATAAGCACAAAACAGTCCTTCGGTGGCTTTACGTCTGGCCGTGGGTTCATGAGGGAAAGGTTAGAAGGGAAACAGCGTCAACATCTGATGCGCTGTATGAAGTATCCATCGACGCTAGAGACATGGTTATTGACAGATTGAAACAAAAATTATCAAGTTTTTATGAAAACGCTTGACAAGTGGCATTGTGTTATGTTATTTTCAGCGTCATACGAAATTAATTCGTTGGTTCTGTCACCTTGCGGTGGCATAGCTGTCAGTAAAGAAGCCTCGATTGGTCGGGGCTTTGTTGTTTCGCGGGGCCGATTCATCAGCTATATACAGGCAGTGTCCTAAGCGTTTCGCGTCCCCGCACTTATCGCACCCGCATACACTCGTTAAACCTGACGGGCCGGTCACGGGTAAATGGCTGGACTTCATACCGGGTTCTGCACTCGGGTTCAGGCAGAGCAGAGAACAGCACCGCATGCCCGTTCGGGTAGTCTGAATGCGTGATACCCAAGTAAACACTAACAATCGGACAATCCGAGAGGAACCCGACAATGGCACGACCAATCGGAAAGCTACATCAAGAGGATGTAAGGAAAAAGATTCAAGCAAGTCAACTAATAAATGTCTTGCAAGATCATGCACTTGGCAAATCTGAAGAAGTGTCAATGTCGCGCATGAAGGCAATAGAAATACTGCTTCGCAAGTCAATTCCCGATTTGAGCGCAATAACGCTAAGTGGCCCTGGTGAAAATGGGGAGCACTCCTTCACAGTAATCGAGCGCCGCATTGTCAAAGCTGACAATTGACACGCCAGAAGTATTCCTGCCGCTTCTAGATCCATCGCGCTATAAAGGCGCATGGGGTGGGCGAGGTTCAGGCAAGTCACACTTCTTTGCCGAACTGGTAGTAGAAGAGTCAATCCGGCGCAAGGTTGACATTGTTTGCCTGCGTGAGATTCAGAAGTCTCTCAAGTTCTCAGTGAAGAAGCTTGTCGAGTCAAAGATTGAATCCATGAATGCTGGGGCTTACTTTGAAGTCCAGAACGAGCAGATAAAGAGCAAGTCGGGCGGGAACATCATCTTCCAAGGGATGCAGGATCACACCAGTGATTCGATCAAGTCTCTGGAAGGATTCGGAATTGCATGGTTTGAAGAGGCTCAGAGCGCATCGCAGCGAAGTCTAGACCTGCTTAGGCCGACCATTCGCGCCCCTGGTAGTGAGCTGTGGTTTAGCTGGAACCCTAACTTCAGCACCGATCCTATTGATGTATTGTTGAGAGGAGACAACCCTCCTCCTAATGCTGTGGTTGTCAAGGCGAACTATCGCGACAACCCTTGGTTCCCTATCGAGTTGCGGAATGAACTGGAATATGACCAGCGCCGCGACCCTGACAAGTTTTCGCATATCTGGTTGGGTGAGTACCAGCGCAACAGCGAAGCACGGGTGTTTCGCAATTGGCGCATAGAAGAGTTCACAAGGCCCACAGGAACGATTTACAGGCTAGGTGCTGACTGGGGCTTCAGTGTTGACCCTTCGGTGCTTGTGCGTTGTTCTATTGAAGAGCGCACGCTGTATGTGGATTACGAAGCGTACATGGTTGGCTGCGAGATTGTTAATCTTCCTGACCTGTTCATGAGCGTTCCAGAGGCTGAGAAATGGATTATCACGGCTGATTCAGCAAGGCCGGAAACCATTTCGCACATGCAGAAGAACGGGTTTCCAAAGATTGTCGGAGCAGTCAAAGGCCCGAAATCGTTGGAAGAGGGCGTTGAGTTCCTGAAATCGTTTGACATTGTTGTTCATCCACGGTGTACGCACTTGATTGACGAACTAACTCTGTATTCATACAAAACAGACCCGCTAACCGGCGCAGTGCTTCCGCTATTAAGCGATAAAGACAACCACGTTATCGACTCATTGCGCTATGCCTGTGAAGGGGCGCGAAGAGCAGGCAAAGGGCCAAAGCCGCCTAGAAAGCAGTATGCAACATCATGGATGGGCTAATGGAAAAAGACGACGACAAAGCAACGACTGATGAGGACATCATCAAAGAGTGCAAAGCCGCCTATAAGGAGGCTGATGAAGCCTCTGCCGATGCCCGCGATCAATGGTTGACTGACATGAAGTTTGCCCGCCTGGGTGAACAATGGGACAAATCGGATAGGGACCGTCGCAAGCTTGAGGGGCGACCGTGCCTGACTATCAACCGGATGCCCGCCTTTATCCGTCAGGTCACGAACGACGCACGGCAGAACAAGCCTTCGATCAAGTGTCACCCGGTTGATGATGACGCTAGCGAAGAAACGGCAGAAATTCTTGATGGCTTGATTCGCGGCATTCAGTACAACAGCAATGCCGATGTGGCGTTTGACACTGCTCTGGATCATGCTGTAACGGGTGGGTTTGGCTATTGGCGCATTGCAACGGATTACGCCTGTGATGACACGTTCGATCAAGACATCATCATAGAGCGCATCGTCAACCCTTTGAACGTGCTTGGCGATCCTGCATCAACCTGTGCGGATTCATCCGATTGGAACTGCGCGTTTATCTCGGAAATGATTTCCGAAGATGAGTTTGAAGACCGCTACCCGAACGCGAAGTTTTCCACGTTTGATGACAAGGAAAACGATGCTCTGTGGTTCAGTGAGTCCAAGATTCGCATCTGTGAATACTGGAAGCGCGAAAAGGTAGAAAAGATGCTTCTGAAGCTGTCCGATGGGACGGTTATCAGAGAGGAAGTTCTAGGCACTGTTCAAGAACTGCTAGACGCTCAGGGAATCACGGTAGTCGATAAGCGCCCGACGATTGGCTATAAAGTCACGCAGTACATCGTCAACGGTGTAGAGATTCTGGAAAAGAACGATTGGGCCGGTAAGTACATTCCGATTGTTCCGGTGTACGGTGATGAGTTGAACATCGAGGGCAAGCGCTACTTCACTTCGATGATTCATTCGTCGATTGATAGCCAGAAAATGTTCAACTACTGGCGCACGGCTAGCACCGAACTGGTGGCCCTTGCGCCTAAAGCGCCGTTCATTGGTAAAACCGGCTCATTCGATACCGATGGTGAAAAGTGGGCAACGGCAAACGTTGTCAGTCATCCATACATTGAATATGACGGCGATACGCCACCGCAACGTCAACCGTTCACCGGGCCGCCGGCTGGCGCGATTCAGGAAGCACTTAACGCAGCCGATGACATGAAGGCGATCATGGGTTTGCATGATGCAAGCCTTGGCGCTCGGAGCAATGAAACATCGGGTGTTGCGATTCGTGCGCGTCAGATGGAAGGGGACGTTTCTACCTTCAATTTTATTGACAACCTGAGCCGCGCCATTCGTCACACAGGCAAGATCATCATTGACTTGATTCCTAGTGTTTACACGGTTCCGCGCATCGTTCGGATTGTCCATGAAGATGGTGAGTCAGAGAACGTGCCGATTAACAAGCCGTTCCCTGCTAAACAGCCTCAAGGGCCGATGCCGCAGGAAGATGAAATGAAAGAGTTTGCGGCTGGCGTGATGAAGTGCTATGACGTAACGGTCGGCAAATATGACATCAGCGTCAACACTGGACCGAGCTACACAAGCAAGCGCGATGAAGCCGCACAGCAGATGATGGAATTTATCCGCATCCTGCCTGCGTCTGCACCGCTGATTGGCGACATGCTGGCAAAGAACATGGATTGGCCAGGGGCTGATGAGATTGCAGACCGCTTAAAAGCCATGCTTCCTCCGCAAATCAACGGGCAAAACCCGCAGGTTCAAGGGTTGCAACAACAACTGCAACAGCAGGACGGACAGGCGCGGCAAGCGATTGGACAGCTTCAGGAGCAGCTAAAGCAAGCCACGAATGAACAGATGAAGGTTCAGATCGAAGCGCAAATCAAAGCCCGCGAACTTGAGCAGAAAGACCGTGAGCTAGCTTTGAAGCAGTTTGAGGCTGAAACCAAGCGGTTTGAGGCGCAAGCCAAAACAGAACTTGAACACAAACGATTGCAGGTTGATGCGTTTGCCAAGGCGGCACCAGTTGTCGCATCGGCAAGCCCCGACTATTCAGCATAGTTAACCGGCAGGCACCTGCCATTCAGCGTCCGCAGAGATTGCGCCGCAAACCCTTCCTGGTGCCGTAGGGAAGGGCTTTAGACAGTACCAAGATGGAACAACTGGAAGCCCCAGACTCCGAAGTTGCGGCACCCGCCGAAGCGCAGGAAGAGAGTAACGACACCTCGATTGACACCTCACTAATCGAATCAGATAGCGAATCTCAAGAAACTGAGGCACCCGCTGAAGAGGACGATTCAGAAGAGGTTGATTACGAAGGCGAGAAATACAAGCTTCCTAAAAAGCTGAAAGATGCACTACTTCGTCAACAGGATTACACCCAGAAGACGCAAGCGGTAGCAGAACAGCGCAGGGCATTAGAAGCGCAGGCCCAGCAAGTCCAGCAGCACGCGCAACTGTCACAGCAATACGTTGCTGAGTACGCAGAAGCATTGGCGCTGGACAAAGAGCTTGCACAGTACAAAACCATTAACTGGAATCAGTTGATGGACGCTGACCCTGTGCAAGCGATGAAACTAGATCGACAGATGCGCGACATCCAAGCTCGTCGTGATCAGGTTGTTTCATCGGTTACGCAAAAGCAGCAAGCACAAGCCATTGAGGCGCAGCGCATCGCGCAACAGCGACTCAACGAGGGGCGTGCGGTTCTTGAGCGTGAAATTAAAGGCTGGACGCCGGATACGGCAAAAGCACTTGCAAGCTTTGGAATGGAGCAAGGTTTTACGGAGCAGGAATTGGCGCAAGTCAACGACCCTCGCACCGTGAAGTTGCTGCACAAAGCATGGCAATACGACCAGCTTATGAAGGCAAAGACTGCAAAGCCAGAGCCTGTAACGCAAGAGCGACCAGTGACCAGGATCACCGCATCCAAGGGCACGGTCAAAACGCCTGACAAGATGACCGACAAAGAGTTTGCAGCTTGGCGTCGGAATCAAATCAGAAACCGCACTTAAACGTCGAGAGACGCCGGAGAAAAGACCATGAGTAATTCGCTCGTAACAATTGATATGGTGACGCGAGAAGCGCTCCGTATCGCCCATGAAAAATGCCAATTTATTGGCACCGTTGATCGTCAATATGACGATTCCTTTGCCAAAACTGGCGCAAAAATCGGGACTTCGCTGCGTGTTCGCAAGCCGAACAAGTACGTCCGCACCACGGGCAGCCGTGTCATGGATGTGCAGGATCAGGCAGAAGCCACCAGCACGATCACTGTGGCAACGCAGGATCACGTCGATATGCGCTTCAACAGCGCTGAATTGGCCCTGTCCATTGACGAGCTGAGCAAGCGCTACATTGAGCCTGCTGTCGCCATTCTGGTGTCCGGTATCGAAGCCGACTTCCTGGCTGCATCGACCAAGGCCACCTACAACGTGGCGGGCACTGCCGGTACGGCTATCACCACGCTGGCGACCCCTGGCGCTGCGCGTGCAAAGCTGAACCAGTATCTCGCCCCGAAGGATAACAACCGCGCTATCCAGATGGACTCTGTGACGATGGGTGGTCTGGTCAACGGTATGGCTTCGTACTTCAACCCGAGCAAAGACGGTTCCGACCGTTTCCGCGAAGGTTTGGTGGCGCGTACCTCGATGGCTGACTACTACGAAAACGAGCGCATCTGGACGTTGACGAACGGCTCTGACGTTACCACTAGCACGAACTCTTCGGCTGGTGTGACGGATGGCGGCACTTCGCTCAACTTTGATGCGACCACGGCTGCAACCTGTGCTGTGGGTGGCGTGTTCACCATCGCCGGTGTCTATGCCTGTCACCCGGAAACCAAGCAAGCGTATTCCAGCCTGCAACAGTTCACCCTGGTGAGTGGTGGCACGACCTCTGGCGCTTCGGTGGTTTCGCCAGCCATCTATCTGACTGGCCCGAACCAGAACGTTTGTTCTGCCGCTGGTGCTCAGTTGGCAACGACCGCGTTTAACTCTCAGGTGATGACCTGGGTTGGTGCGGCATCGACTAGCTACGCGCAATCGCTGATGTACCACAAGGAAGCATTCCAGTTCATTACGGCTGACCTGCCGATCATGGACGATGCCGCTAAGTGTGTGCGCCGCGTGCAAGATGGTTTGTCCATGCGCGTGTGGCAAGCCTCTGACATTCGCAATGATGAATTGCTGATGCGTATCGACATTCTCTATGGCTTCGCGGCTCTGCGCCCGGAGTGGGCATGCCGAATGATTGGGGCCGCTGCGTCCTAAGTAACCGGGGCTCCGGCCCCTGTTCAAACAACCTAACCAGGAAACATAATGCCTTCTTACGAACAACTCGATTACGGCTCTGCCGATGGCTCTATCTGGGGCAAATCCGCTACTGAGAAAATCGCCGTTTACGGTGCGGTTCCTGTGGCCCAGCGTGCTTATAGCTCTGCTGTCCATGCGACTTCAGCGCTGGCAACTTCGTCTGATTTTGGCGCTACGCAGTTGGCTGCGGTGCAGGAAATCCAGAAAACGCTGATTGCTCTTGGCGTCTGGGCTACTGCCTAAATGAAACGGGTTGCGTTTTGTCTGCCGACTCTGACGCGCCCGTATCAGGTAACGCTTGATTCCATTGCATCGTCAGTTCCGCTTTTACAAAAGGCGGGATGGGATGATGTGATGGTTTCTGAGGTTGGATGTCCGTATATATCTCATGCACGGGCAACGATGCTTCGCAAGGCGTTGGACGCCAAAGCAGATGTCATCGTATTCATTGATCACGACATTAGTTGGGATGCTGACAACCTTCTAAAGCTTATCGAGACAGAAGGCGATGTAGTGGCTGGCTTCTATCGGTTCAAGAAACCTGAAGTTGAGTACATGGGGCAGTTGATTGCCTCAGATGATGGAACCCCGATTATTCGCAAAGATGGTGCATTGCTTGCTCACTCTGCCCCGGCTGGATTCCTGAAGATCACCAAAGACTGCGTAAACAAGTTCATGCGGGCATACCCTGAACTTTGCTACGGGCCTGACCAATTCGCGCTATCGGTTGACCTGTTCAATCATGGCGCACACAAAGGCGTTTGGTATGGAGAGGATTACGCATTCACGCGCAACTGGCGCGACTGCGGTGGGCAAGTCTGGATTGTTCCTGACATGAACATCAATCACCACACCACAAAAGAAGTATTTGAAGGGAACTATCACCAGTTCCTATTAAAGCAACCAGGGGGAAGCAATGACGTTTCTAGTACATCCTGAACACGGCGCTACGAACGTAAGCCCCGCCGAAGTAGAAGAACACGAAAAGAACGGTTGGAAAGTCACCACGCCTGAAGAGTGGATGGCGCAGAAGAATGCTCCCGCAGAAGAGCCCGCAGAAGCCCCTGTAAAGCGCCGTGGGCGTCCTGCAAAGGCTGAATAATGGCTCTCGCCACATATAGCGATCTTTGCGCGTCTGTAGCGGATTGGATGCACCGCACAGACCTGACGGCAAAAATCCCTGATTTCGTCAAGCTTGCTGAAAACAGGTTGAATCGTAAGCTTGCACTGCTTCAGCAAGAAACAGAGACGACACTCACGGCAACGATTGGCAGTCGCCTGATGGCAAAGCCTGTTGACCTGTCGGTCCCAATGGCTTTGTGGTTGACCACGTATCAACCTCGCAAAGCTATGGAAATGGTGATTCCTACCCGCTTGCCCGTCACCGTTTACCGGGGACTGAGCAACTATTTCACGGTAACGGATACCAATATCGAAGTAGAGAATCCGGCTGACCTCGAGTACACCTACAACTTTCGCTATGTTGCACAGTTTGATCTGGCGACACAACTCACAAACTCCCTGCTGACTGACTACCCGGATACCTACCTGTATTGCACGCTGGAAGAGGCTGCAATCTGGACCAGTAATGACGATCTTTTGGCGAAGTTTTCGCAAAAAGCACAGATTGCCATCAAAGATTCAATGTCGCAATCACAACGTACCAAGGGGCAAGCATCGCTTCGCACCGACTTCCCAGGCTCACAACGTCACGGAAACATTCTGAGAGGCTACTAAATGGCAACGCTACAAATCATTGAATACGCATCTATTGGGAATGACGCTAGAGGGCTTGTTCCGCAGGTTGCTCAACTTCCTGCCCTGGCTACTCAAAACATCACCATTAGCGGAACTTCTGCACAAAGCGCAGCATTCAACAAAGACACTCGGTTTGTCTGCCTGATTGGGGACGTTGCCTATCGCTTTTTGGCTGGCTCAAACCCGACAGCAGCGTCAACTGACCAGCGGCGTCCAGCGGATAGCCCTGAGTATTTCGGAGTTGACCCGGCAAGCCTCATCGCAGCCGTCACGGCTTAAGGGGGGCAACTGTGGCCCTCGAAAGTGCGACCTACATCAGCGACCTTGTTGCTACAAACCCGACAGGTTCAGACTCGCGTGCTAGTGCGGACGATCACCTACGCCTAATCAAGGCCGCGCTACTGGCGACATTCCCCGGAGTAACCGGCGCAGTCACCCCGACGCACACGGAACTGAACTACGTTGACGGTGTGACCGCAGCAATTCAGACGCAACTTGATGCCAAACTGCTGAAATCCTCAACGAATCAAGCTGTTAGCGGAATCAAGACGCTTGGGTTTGAGGCTGAGTATGACAACGGAAACAGCGGCGCATCCAAGACGATCACGCTAACCAACGGCCAAAAGCAAAAGATCACGCTAACCGCGAACACAACCCTGACCATCAGTTTTTCCAGTGCGCCTGTCGGAGACTACCAAATCCGCTTGATTCAGGACGCTACAGGTAGTCGCACGCTTGCGGCTATTAGTGGTCTTTCATCGTCCCGTTGGCTAGGCTCTGCAACGCAACCGGACCACAACACAGCGGCAAACGGTGAAACCCTGCTGACAGTTTCTGTCAAGACGGCAGGATCAGCTACCGGCTGCATCCAATCCATGTCTAAGGTCGGTGCGTAATGGCCAGTCGTTATTGGGTTGGTGGAACTGGAACATGGGACGGATCAGCGACAACGCACTGGAGCGCAACATCGGGCGGGTCTGCCGGGGCTAGCGTTCCTACCGGGTCCGATGCGGTCATCTTTGATGCTAGTAGCGGTGGTGGCACTGTTACCGTTAACTCAACGCGGGAATGCGCTAGCCTGACAACGACCGGGTACACGGGGACCATTAACGGGACGGTTTACACGGGTGGCAATATCACGCTTGGGTCTGGCGGAACTTATACCGGACTAACGCTCGGTTTCAACAAAAGCACAGGCGGAACGCTAACCAGCAACGGGAAAACCATTGCGGCTTTTCTTGCTGGAGTGAACACGACCTATACGATCACCTTTGCTGACGCATTGACAGTTTCAGGCGCATTTACCGTAGTGACGGACTCAACAGGCGGAACGGTGACGTTTACAAGCGGCACCACGAGTACGGTTGGTTCTGTCGCGTGGTCAAACGGTGGCGGTACTGCAAACCTGACGTTCAATTCCAGTTCGTCAGGATCACAGGCCACGCTTTCCGATAGCTCCGGCACGAATAGCCTTGATTACTGGAGTGCTCAAGACCTCGCGTTTACGGGTGGTGCAACATGGTCGGCTGGAACAGGGTTTGTCAATAACGGAAACTTGACCGGGCTTGCCACATCATCGTCGGGTGTTAACGCTCTCTTTGCTCTGTCATTAGCATGATCCCAATCAAAGATTTAGGCTCAGTCGGATTCATCCCCGATCAGCTTGCACAGGAGTTGCCTGATGCTGGGTTGTCCAGTATCTCCAATATCCGGCTACGCGATGGCAATGTGGAACGGATTGGTGGCGATACTGCCATTTACACGACC